CTGGTGTTATGCCGCACCTCAAAATTTACGATGCTTCATCTCTTGCTTACCGTCAGGGTCGTACTCGCCGTGGAAGTTATGCTGCTTATCTTGATATCAATCATCCCGACATTATATCATTTTTAGAAATGCGTAAACCAACAGGTGATCCCAATGTACGTTGCATGAATTTACATCACGGCATCAATATCACAGATGACTTTATGCAATTGATTGAAAGTTGTATGTTGGATCCAGAAGCTGATGATTCATGGAATTTAGTTGATCCAAAGTCAAAAGAAATTCGTGAAACAGTTTCAGCTAAACATTTATGGCAGCAAATCTTAGAATTACGTATGCATACTGGTGAACCTTACATTCACTATATTGATACTAGTAATAAAATGTTACCACAATTCTTAAAAGATAAAGGATTGAAAATACACCAATCAAATCTTTGTTCTGAAATTATTTTACCAACAAATGAAGAAAGAACTGCTGTATGTTGTCTATCATCTTTAAATTTGGAGTACTATGATGAATGGAAAAATGAACCTTTGTTCCTTAGGGATGTTGCTGAAATGCTCGATAACGTTCTGGAGTATTTTATTACTAATGCACCTGATACCATTTCCAGGGCTATATACTCTGCTAGCCGTGAGCGTTCTATTGGCGTTGGTGCCCTAGGGTTTCACGCTTACTTGCAGAAAAACAACATTGCATTTGAAGGTGTAATGGCAAAAGTTTCAAATAATCAAATCTTCAAACACATAAGAGAAAAATTAGATGAAGCTAATCAAATTCTTGGAAAAGAACGAGGTGAAGCTCCTGATGCTGTTGGTACTGGCCAGCGATTTAGTCATCTGATGGCTATTGCTCCAAATGCTTCATCATCCATTATTATGGGAAACACTAGCCCTAGTGTCGAACCTTATCGTGCTAATGCTTATCGCCAAGATACTCTTTCAGGAGCATTCTTAAATAAGAATCGTTGGTTAGATAGAATCATCAAAGGTCTAACACAAACAGAAGAAGAATATAATGATGTTTGGTCATCAATTATTGCAAATGATGGTTCAGTTCAACATTTGAATATTCTTGACGAAAATCAAAAAGCAATATTCAAAACATCTATGGAAATTGACCAACGCTGGGTTATTGAATTGGCAGCAGATCGCCAACAATACATCGACCAAGCACAATCATTAAATCTGTTCTTCCGTCCAGATGCACACATTAAATACATTCACGCCATTCACTTTATGGCATGGAAAAAAGGATTGAAAACACTTTACTACTGCCGTTCAGAAAAGATTGGTAAGGCGGATAAGGTTTCTAAGAAAATTGAACGACAAGTTATTAAAGAATTGGATATGGTTCAAGTAGCACAAGGAAATGATTGCATTGCCTGTGAGGGATAAATGAAACCTACAATTGCTTTGTTTTTACATCAGCCAAAATGTTCAGTACAATCTGGTAATGGAATAATTAAAGCATTAGAAACACATTATAATTTTAAAATATTCACAAAGCACGAACTAGAAAATGACTTCTTCGATAATGTCGATATTGTTGCTTTTCCTGGTGGTTTGGGTGATAGTGATAGTTTCGATTATTTGTTTAAAGATAATCGCCACCGCATTTCTGATTTTATTCATAACGGTGGCCGTTATTTGGGAATCTGCATGGGTGCTTATTGGGCTGGCAATGATTACTTTAATTTTTTGGATAATGTGAGTGTTGAACAATACATAACTAGACCAAATACAGACACACGTAGACCCCATGCAAAAAACTTAAAAATTGAATGGTTGGGTGAAGAAGAAAAGATGTTCTTTTATGATGGTTGTGCTTTTGGTCCAGGTCATTATGATATCATTGCAAAGTATATGAATGATGATCCAATGGCCATCATTCAAAATAGAGTAGGTTTAATTGGTTGTCATCCTGAAAGTCAACCTCATTGGTACGAATCATATAGTTGGATGAAAGGTCATTATCATGACGGAAAACATCACAAACTATTATTAAATTTTGTAAACGAATTAATGGAGAAATAGATGGCGAAAGATTACAGTAAATTTGAAACACAAAAAGAAATACTGTTAGAATATTTACAAGTAATGATTGCTTTACAAGATTGGCATGGAGTTGCTGATGTTGCAATGGATTTACGTGAATTAGAAGCAAAACAAAACAAGGAAAAAAAATGAAGATATTAAGATTTACAGCCTCATGGTGTGGACCATGCAAATCATTAGCAAAAAATTTAGAAGAAGCAAACCTGTCGTTGCCAATTGAAGTGGTTGATATTGATATTCAATCTGATGTTGCAGTTGAATATGGCATTCGTGGTGTACCAACCTTGGTGTTGACTGATGGTACAGTTGAGATTAAAAGATTGGTTGGTTCTAAAACGGTTACAGAATTGAAAGAGTGGGCAACAATATGATTAAGAAAATTGGATCTAAACTTACGGATGAAAGAAACAGTTTCAAACCTTTCAATTATCCTTGGGCATATGATGCATGGTTGAAACACGAACAATCACATTGGTTACACACAGAAGTTCCAATGATGGAAGATGTTAAGGATTGGAAAAAGAAACTAAGCAAAGAAGAAAAACAATTCCTCACACACATCTTTAGATTCTTTACGCAAGGTGACATTGACGTTGCTGGTGGTTATGTGAAGAATTATTTGCCATATTTTCCACAACCAGAAGTTCGTATGATGTTATTGGGTTTCGCAGCAAGAGAAGCATTACACGTTGCTGCTTATAGTCACCTAATCGAAACACTTGGTTTACCTGAAGCTACTTACAACCAATTCTCAGATTATCAAGAAATGAAAGACAAACACGATTATGTGTTGGACATTTCTTCTAAGAATGGTGATGCCGCTTCAACTGCAACTCACATCGCCGTGTTCAGTGCTTTCACTGAAGGAATGCAGTTGTTCTCCTCTTTCATCATGTTATTGAACTTTCCTCGTACAGGTAAGATGAAAGGTATGGGACAGATTGTTACTTGGTCTATTGTTGATGAAACACAACATGCTGAGTCAATGATTAAATTATTTCGTACCTACATAGAGGAAAACAAAGAGATATGGAACGATGAACTTAAAGGCCGTATTTACAGCATTGCGGAAAAGATGGTCGAACTGGAAGACAAGTTTATTGACCTCGCCTTTTCTATGGGCGCTATGGACGGTCTATCTAGTGAGGATGTCAAAAAGTACATCCGTTATATTGCTGACAGGCGTCTTATATCTCTTGGTCTTAAAGGCATTTTTAAAGTAAAGAAGAACCCACTACCTTGGGTTGAAGAAATGATTAACGCACCAACACACACAAACTTTTTTGAGAACCGTGCAACTGATTATGCAAAAGGTGCATTGTCCGGAGATTGGAGTGATGTGTGGGCAAACTAAAGGAAAACATATGACAACAAAAACAATAACAGCGGAGTGTAGTAGTTGTGAATCCAGCTATGATGTAATTTATATGCAAGAACTTGTATCAGAAGAATTACCTGAGTTTTGCCCATTTTGTGGTGAAACCATTGATTCATTATCCGAAGAAGAATATATAGAGGATGATGAACTCGATGATAATGAAAAATGGGACTAAACTGGAAATACAAAGATAAAGATTTTACAGAAGATTTGATTGGTGAGGATTATGGATTCGTGTATCTTATAACCAACAATGTAACAAATAAAAAATACATTGGTAAGAAATTCTTTTACTCCTCAAAAACCAGACAAGTAAAAGGTAAGAAAAAACGTTTCAAAGTTTCTTCAGACTGGCAAACTTACTACGGAAGTAACGAGGAATTGAAAAAAGATGTTATAATACATGGACAAGATTCGTTTAGCCGAGAAATTATACATCTATGCAAAAGTAAAGGTGAGTGTGGTTATCTTGAAGCGAAAGAACAGTTTGTAAATGGTGTTCTGGAGACAGATGACTATTACAATTCTTGGATTATGGTTAGAGTAAGAAAGTCACACATCAAAGGATTACAATGTTAGACTACTTGAAAGAGGTTGGTGGGGAATTTGATGCATTATTCTTTTTACCGATGGAAGATGAAGATAGTATCAATATCATAACAAACAAATACAAAAATCCAGGTCAACCAATAGAAGGAAACATTATCGGTTCTTGGTGGCATATTTTGTTGTTTAAATGCAACGAAGATAATGGTGATGTTGAGGAACTTGATACTTTTGATGCTATTTTTGCCGATCCTAGAGAATACGTATCCGGATTGATTCCACAAGGTTGGTATGGCTTAATTGCAAAGAAAACCACAACCTCCAACGTTTTCTTAGATGATGCTGTTGACAAATTCAAGTCAATGATGTAAAATGTGAACATCTAAACTGAAAGTATATTATGATTCTCGTTGACCTTAACCAGGTATTGTTAGCCGGACTGATGGCACAAATTGCCAGTCAAAAAGGTGTTAAGTTAGAAGAAGGCCTTATCAGACACATGGTCTTGAACATTCTCAGGACTCACCTAAAGAACTTCCGTGAAGAATATGGTGAAGTTGTACTGTGTGCTGACAACCGCAAATATTGGCGCAAGGATTTCTTTCCTTTCTACAAAGCAGGCCGCAAAAAGACCAGAGAAAAATCTGAACTTGATTGGCATTTAATATTTGATATGCTTTCCAAATTCAAGCAAGAACTTAGAGATAATTTTCCATATAAGGTCATTGATGTTGAAGGTGCGGAAGCTGATGATATCATCGGTACACTTGTTCCTCGTCATATTATGCATGAGAACGTTTTAATCATTTCTAGTGATGGTGATTTCTTGCAATTACAGATGTATAACGGTCGAAGTGACTATACTGTCAAACAATACAATCCTGCACAAAAGAAATTTCTTCTTTCCAAAAATCCAATGGATGAATTGAAAGAGAAAATCATTCATGGTGATAAAGGTGACGGCATTCCAAACATCTTGTCACCAAGTGATACCTTTGTGCGTGAGATTCGTCAAAAGGTCATGACGGAAGCCAAACTCACCAAGTTCATGTCACAAAACTATGGTGATTATGAAGATGAAAACGCACGTATTGGTTTTTCACGAAACCAAACACTTATTGACCTGAGAAACATACCAGGCGATATACAGACCAAAATTATAAATACTTATGAAGAAACGAAGCCAGCGCCTAAGGGTAAAATACTGGATTATTTGATTACAAACAAACTGAAAAGTTTAATAGATGTTATTGGGGAATTTTAATGAAATCGTTATATGAAGTGTTTGATGAATTTGAACAAGCTAAGAATAAAAAAGAACGTATGGATGTAATTTCTAAAAATCTTACACAAACGTTGGTCGATGTGTTAAAATTGGCATATCATCCTAATATACAATGGAAAATTAAAGAGTTACCTGAGAATTATAAAGTGCCAACAGATATGTTGCCAGGTATTACACATGATAGCTTAAATGGCCAGATTCGTAGGTTGTATATGTTCATGGTTGGTGATCCAACAGCAGAAAAATTAAGTGAAGCCCGTAGAAATGAATTGTTGATTCAAATGTTGGAATCAATTGAGCCACGGGAAGCAGAAGTTTTATTGGGTATTTTCCAAAAGGATCTAGGAGTAAAAGGCCTAGATTACAAGTTCGTAAAAGAGGCATTTCCAGACATGTTACCATGATTTTAAAAGAAAACATAATTGTTATATCTGGTGAATTTGATCCTATAAGTTATGATGAATTTAAATTATTAAAAATTTGTAAAACCAAGTGTAATTGGCTTATTGTGGGTGTTCATTCCGATTCTTATATGGAATTATGCCGTGGCGGTTTCAAAAACAATTTTAGCCAAAGAAAAGAAGTTGTTGAGAGCTTTCCTTTTGTCGATGAGGTTTTTACCTTTAATGATTTTGATGGAACATCGTGCAATCTCTTAAAACTTGTAAAATTGTGTTATCCAATGTCAAATATAATTTATGTTTCGAAAAACAGTGTTGAAAAAATGCCAGAATCACGAATTCGTGGTGTAACATTTACAACCTACAATATTATTAATCAAGGAGTTTAATTAAGTGTCAAAATTTTCTGGAAAGTTTCGCAATGTACGAGACTATGATGATGAGCAATATTTCCGTCAGGAAAACAAGAATAAAAAACGTCAAAAACAACAAAAGAAACAAAAGTATTATGATGAATATGAATCTTTTGAATCCCAACAGCGTTATAGTCAAAAACCTCAAAAATTTAAATCTTTTTAATGTTGTAAATTTACAACACATCTATTGACACTCTTTGTTGAATGGTGTATAATACAACCATTACTCAGGAGATTTTTATGATGATTTATGTTCGACCCGCAAAGTCCAAGAAAAAACTAGGACCAAAAGCCGTGCGTGAACAATATGATGAATGGTTGAAATCACACCAAACATCAAAACCTATCAAATCCACAAGCAATCAATTAACATATAAGTTATCGGTACCTGTCGGCCGTGAAACCGTGCGGCATCCGTCATTAAATACAGGTAATGGTGTAGCTACTAAAGCCTCACCAAAGATTTACACTGGCACAAAAGTGATGGGAATTGCAACAATGCACAAATCCAACGCTGTTCCCGTGTTTAACAGCGAAGAAGCTGTAGATATTTCTAAAATGAGGCGCTAAAATGAGCAAGAAAATGAGTTTCGTTGTAAAATTACAACGTCCTGTGTGCCGTACACCAATCAAGCCTGTACAAGAACACAAAAATGTCGTAAAATATGACCGTAAAAACGCTAAAAAAGCGATTTTGTCGTCAATTTCTGAGCTAGGAGCAAAAAATGTCACAAATTACTGAGCCAAAACAAGAACCACAACAACCGATTGACTGGAAACCTTTAGATGAAGTCACTCGGCAATGGGCAGTTATGTCACAATTCGAAAATGACCAAGATTGGTACAAACGGATGAAAGAATATTATGAATAAAAGATACATCATTGATGTACAAGAAGCAAATGATGGTTCTGGCGATGCAATCTTAGAATTTCCAGAAGAATTTATTGCTGAAACAGGTTGGAAAGAAGGCACTGTCTTAAATTTAAGAGTTGAAGAAACTCCAACAGGCAATATTATCGTTATGACTGAGAAAAAATAATGGAATTACTTGAATCCAAATCACTTTTAGCCAAATTGATGGCAACCGAGAATCTTGTTGTTGAACAACGTCCGGTACCAACAGCATCTTTTGACGTTAAGAATCGGATTTTGACACTTCCGGTTTTGGATAAAAATATCTCTAGTGCTCTTTATGACCTTTTTACAGGACATGAAGTTGGTCACGCTCTCTATACACCTATGGAAGGTATGATGAAAGCAAAAGAAGAAAATGTTATTAGAGATGTGGCCAATGTAGTCGAAGATTCCCGTATTGAACGCAAAATCAAATACAAATATCCAGGTCTTAAAAATTCCTTTGTTAAGGCTTATGGTGAGCTTATGGATAAAGATTTTTTTGGTATCAAAGGAACGGACATCAACAAGATGAATTTTCTTGATCGTATTAACCTACACTGCAAGGGTGGTGCAGCATTACGGATTCAATTCAATGATGAGGAACGTGATTTACTTGGTGAAGTTGAAACAACTGAAACCTATGATGATGTTATTGATGTATCGAAGAAAATTATCGAATACATGAAAAGTAAATTAGAAGAAGAAGAACAAAAACGTGCTAAAGCTAAAGCCGAAAACAATGATGATGGTGAAGATGAAGACGAACCGGAATATGAAGAAGTTGATTTTGATGACCAAGGCAATTCAAAAGAACAAACTTTTGAAGATGGTGAAGATGTAGATGAACAAGAGGTTGAATCTAACCAACAATCCGATAGTGATGAATTTAATTCTGTAGAAGAAGATAAAAAAGTAAGCCTGGAAGACCAGATTCGTTCTTTTACTGATGCAGCTTATAAAGAAAATGAAAAACAACTTTTTGATAATAGTTTAAGTAATATTATATACGCAAATATTCCACATTTTAATCCAAAAGATGTAGTTGACCACAAATATATTTGGAAAAGATACAAAGAAGAAAACTTCAGTTCTTCAACAGAATCATTTCTTAAAATTCGAAATGAAAGTAACAAAGTAGTTTCCTATCTTGTCAAAGAATTCGAAATGCGTAAGAATGCTGACCAACTGAAACGCACTACAACTGCCAAAACTGGTGAGTTGAATATGAGTAAGATTTACTCTTATGGTTTCAGTGAAGATATCTTTAAAAAAATCTCAGTTGTTCCTGGTGGTAAATCACACGGACTTGTTATGTTCCTTGATTGGTCTGGTTCTATGATCGACCACATTGGTAACACAATGAAACAATTAATTAATTTGGTATTGTTCTGTAAGAAAATGAACATACCATATGATGTATATGCTTTTGTCGAAGATACAGATAAACAAAATATGACAAAACAAGTACCAAAAGAAAATGATATGTATTTCAAACCATATGGATTGATGAATCTATTATCATCTAGAATGACTAGTTCTGAATTCACATATGCATGTTCTGGACTGGTGTGTATGGCTGGATTGAGTAAAGTCCGTAGTTCTTTTCCATACTGGATGTATATGCAAGGAACGCCTTTGAACGCAGCAATCGTTCATGCAATGACTATTGTTCCAGAGTTTCAAAAGAAACACAAGTTACAAATTGTGAATACAATTTTTCTGACTGACGGCGAAAGCAACAATTCAAATCGTTACTATCAAAGAGATGACTATTACGGACTAACCGATGTTAATATGAAATGTGAACGATTGGTTATCCGTGATCCTGTTACCAAACACGAACAGAAGATTGATAATAGAAGTAGTTATAGCACACAACAGACAAATGCACTGATTCGTTTGTTGAAAACACGAACAGGTTCCAACGTTATTGGTTTCTATGTTATCAATGGCAGAGACTTCAATCGTAAAGTTCATGAATGGTTTCCGAAACAAACTAACCATGAAGAAATGAAAGATAACTTTAGAAAATCTAAGTTTGCTATCCTAGAAAACACTGGATATGATGAGTATTATATCTTACGGTCAAATGGCCTAGATACCGATGAGGATTCTACTTTTGAAGTTAAAGAAAACTCAACCTTCAGAGGTATTGCCTCTGCATTTACAAAGTACAATAGTGGCAAACACAACAGCCGTGTTGTACTGAATCGTTTTATTGGACTAATTGCATAAGGAGTTATTATGGATATGTATTCGGAATATTATGGCGAAGGCCGAAAAGCCACAGTCACAAAACTCAGTAAAGGACTTGATACACAGTTTAATATTTGGGAAGTTACCATGTATATTGGAAACAAAGTTCTTCAACGAAGAACTGTACGTTCAGAAGATGAAGCTGAGGGATTAGCAGAATCTTTTGTACAAGGCGGTGATGGTAATCAAGTTTTATTAAATGAGGTTATTAATGGATAAAAAGACCAAAGAGATTTTCTGTATCACACAGGAAGAATGTGCTGAAGTAACGCAGGCAATCTCAAAGATTTTCCGTTTCGGTTTCGACTCTGTACATCCAGTTACAAATAAAAGTAACATGCAGAGTTTAGAAGAAGAAGTTGGCGACCTTCTGGCTATGATTGATATTATGGTAGAGAAATGTATTGTTTCTGATGGTAACATTAATGCAGCAAGACAGGCCAAAAAAGAGAAACTGAAAATCTGGTCTAATATATACAAAGAGGTTTAATTATCGAAATGACAGATGAAGAAGCTATAACCATGTATGAAAAAATGAAACAACATTTTGGCGACAAACTTCCTGATCCTGAACATAGTCCGATGGAATTTGCATACTTCGTAAAGATTTACAAATACTATCATGTAAATAAACAAAACGTGTAGGTGTAATTATGAGTTTAAGTGATTGGTCATTTTTTTTATTTGTTTTTCTTTGTTTCTTTCTATTTTGGGGTGAACCTGATGTATGGGACAAAGCTCATGAATACACAATGCAAAGACTAGAAACAAAATCTTGTGCATCCGAATTGTGACATTTTTATTACTAATTCCTAAAATTCTACATAATGGATGACCAAAAAAACTTATCGTTCAATCTTCATTTCAGATGTACATCTTGGGACAAATGGTTGTCAAGCCGAGAAGTTAAATAATTTTCTGAAAAACAATTCGTGTGAAACATTGTATCTTGTGGGTGATATAATTGATGCATGGAAGATACAACAAAACAAATGGCGTTGGAAACAATCACATACTAATGTAGTACGTAGAGTATTGGGTCATGCTAAACGTGGCACCAAAGTAATATTCATTGCAGGCAATCATGATGAATTCCTTAGACCAATGATACCTTATGGATTTTCATTTGGCCTAATAGAGATACACAATCAATTTGAACACATTGGTGCAGATGGTAAACACTATTTGGTTACACATGGAGATATGTTTGATGGCATCACCAGACTTGCACCGTGGTTAGCATTTTTAGGAGATAAGGCATATGATATTATCCTTTCTATCAATAGTAAATTTAATTGGATTCGTCACCGTATGGGTTTTGGGTACTTTAGCCTTAGCCAGTTTCTTAAACACAAGGTCAAAAAAGCAGTAGATTTCATATTTCAATTTGAAAAGAATCTGGCAGCATACTGCAAGAAACGTGGATTTGATGGTGTTATCTGTGGCCATATACACCATGCAGAGATAAAAGAAATTGACGGCGTGATATATATGAACGATGGTGACTGGGTTGAAAGTTGTACAGCACTTGTAGAGCATCATGACGGTCGATGGGAAATAATAACATGGACACAGAGCAATGACAAAGAAGATACTGATAATAACGGACAACTTACCGAATCAAATTAATGGCGTTGTCACGACTTACAAGAACATTGAGGCTTGTGCGATTCTGGACGGTTATAACGTTGTTTACATTACTCCCAGGAACTTCCGCTACTTTGATTGTCCTGGCTACAACGAAGTCAAGATTGCCTTTACCTGGCAAATCGGCAAGAAGATTGAGGCGATCAGTCCGGATTATATCCATATCGCCACAGAGGGTCCTGTTGGTCTGTCTGCTAGAAAATATCTTTCAAAACATAATCTTAGGTACAATACTGCTTATCATACTAAGTTCCCTGAAGGACTTAGAGCCTTATTTGGCATACCTGAGGCAGTTACTTGGCCTCTAGTACGTTGGTTCCACAAACACTCAGGCAAAGTATTGACCACGACAGACACAATGGTCAAAGATTTACAAGCACACGGGTTCGATGGAGATATTATTTCCTGGACCCGTGGAGTAGATAGAGATATCTTTAATAATTCTCAGCGTATTGCCAGCGCTTCCGGAGGCCCCACCCTTGTTTGTGTTTCCAGAGTTTCAAAAGAAAAGAACCTCGATGACTTCTGCAAGATACAGTATCCAGGTGCCAGAAAAATAATGGTCGGTGATGGACCATATATGTCCGAGTTAGCCTTAAAGTATCCAGATGTTGAGTTCGTGGGATTCAAGACCGGCAAAGAACTTGCATACTATTACGCAAACGCAGATGTTTTCGTGTTCCCTTCAAAGTGGGAAACATTCGGCATCGTTATGATTGAGGCTATGGCCTGCGGTACACCAGTAGCTGCGTACCCAGCACCCGGACCTCTAGATGTGGTAGACATTGGCAAGACTGGTTATCTTGGCGAGGACTTAAACTATAACATCTCTTGTTGCTTGACACTGGATCGTAAAGATGTTATAATACATTCAAACAAATGGTCCTGGCAAAAAGCATGGGAAATATTCAGAGATAACCTGGTAACATTAAAATGAAATCAAATGCGTAAATTAATCATACTCTTAGCGTTACTGTACAGTAACACAACATTTGCACAAGAACGAACATACGAACTCAGCAGAACGATGAGGTGTGCTTCTACTCAAGGCATCATAGAGTTTCTGTTCAAAGAACATGGCGAAACTCCGATATGGGTGGCCAAAGATGCCAAAACAAGTTCTTTTATTTCGATTGTGATGAACAAAGAAAAAGGAACATGGACAGTTATTCAATATGATTCTGCAACAGCATGTGTGCTGGCCGCAGGAATAGAAGCGATTTCAATGTGATATTTAACAAATATTTCAAAACGCCACCGAAAGTAGAAGAATGAGAATCACATCAGCCGAAGTAAAACCAGTTAGTCTTCCATCCGATCTGAAAGCCAAAGAAACACAGTCCTTGGCCAAAAGGGAAGACACCAAACACAACCAATTCATTGAAGCGGTTGCAGATTACATCTACACACAAAGAGCATTCATTAAGGCGATCAGAGCCAAGGGAAACAAACTGGACATTGAAGTATGAACAAATTAACATTACACCGAGAAGACCTTATTGCAATCAAACAATTTTGTGACAAGTATCCAGAAGCCGAATATATCACCGTGACCGTTGATTCTTCTTCTGGTATCGGTTCGATTGTCAAAGTATCTTTACCGGCTGTAGTAAATGGCGATATGGTAACAATAGAAAAGGTAATTATGGATGAGAGTGATTGGTAATGAATGAAGAGCGATTTAGAGAACTTGCTAGACAGGCTGGTATATTAATCGATTGGGGTGAGGATATAAAGGTAGGTAGATGGGGCATTGGTGGGAACTACAAGAATATGCAAAAGTTTGCCGAGTTGGTTGCTCGGGAATGTATGCGTATGTGTGATTGTGCAGATGTATCATTGCTAGAACATGGCTGTGACAAAGAAGCAAGCGGTGCTGCAAGCGCTAAACAGTTTATCAAAGAATGGTTCGGAGTTGAAGAATGAACAACTGCCTTTTCTACGCAATCAAAAAAGACGGCACCGAACAGTTTGTTCCAAACCTGACCGTAGAAGAATCTAATGAAAAAGTTCGTAGGCTCATTGGTAATGTAGATTATGTTTTGGCCGGCTCATATACAGGCAATATTGACCATGTGGTAAAATTTGTAAAGAAAACTTATTTCGGAGTTGAAGGATGAGTGAGTCCGCAGGCATAACTGGCTTTATTGAAATATTCGAAGGTCGTTTGACTAAGATGAAACTGCACCTTAAAGCAGAATTGAGTAAGGCCAAAAGCGATAGGAACCGTAAAGCTATACGCCGACTTACTGCTGATGCTCGTAAACTAGCCAAGACACTTAAAGAAATGCGTAATGCTTCAGCCAAGAATTGTCCACATTGCGGAGAAAAACTATGAGTGATGATCCAGTAAAACGTTGTGAAGTGTATAGGGGTATTGGTTGTACCCATGTAGACGGTTATCTGTGTGATATGGAGACATGCGATATCCGGCAAAAATTCCTCCTGGAAAAAAATTTCGTGGATCCATTGGGAGCCCCAGAAAATAAAAAATTGGAAAAAAGAGTTTGACCTGGTGGAGCTTTTTTAGCTAATCACTTACCTACGGCACCCCCATCCCTCACCGCTACTGCTCGGACAGCAGCCACCAGCAATACACACCAGCTCAGAGCAATACACACCAGCCAGCTAGCGACCAAAAAAAGGACTGGGAGCACAGCTCAACCAGTCCAAAAGAGCTCCCATGGAGAGCCCGAGCGAAAACCTAAACCTTAAGCGGCCACTGCCAAGCGAATAACCTTGGCCATTTTGCGGCCGTGAGCAGGATAACCAACCACTTCCACCGATTTGTCATAGCAAGCACGGCAGCCATTGCACTTACCGCCATGCTCATAAGCGGTGCATAAGGTAACACCGGATGGCACCGAGGTAGCATCAGGTAAAATTGTGGAGCCATGCACACCAGCAGCATATGTACCGTCAATAGCATCCGAGCTACGGCGTACCATGACATTAGGCAGAGCCTCCATCTTGGCCAATATGGCATTGAATTTAGGGAATTTATACATCCGCGTGGGTAACCAGTGCTTTACATGGGGAGTAGCAGCCATTACCTCGTACATTTTGACAGCCAAGGAGAGGGAGTACATATCTCCCGAATCGAACCAACGGAAGTAGCTCTGCTTTTTCAGTGAAGCAACCATGAGCTCAACCCAGCCAGCCTCTTGCCATGCTGCCTTATTATCGGCACGGACTGCTTTAGTGCCTTTGAAGGAGTAGCATCCGGTGGTGGCGTAGCATCCGGAGCAAGCGTCAACCAGAGCACCTGAAGCCGACACAGAGCCGGGACAGGTTTCCAGTGCTTGCAGAGACCAGCTGAGGATATTATCGAGCTTGGAGGTTTTTGAGAGCTTGTTCATTTCGCTGTTCCTTTTTGATTTGATGGAAGGAGTATAACACGGCCACTGAAAATGGCAACCTAATACTTTTTTCTTCAAGCCACCAACTGGAGTATTAACTGCGCTCCCTTGGTACATGCACCAGCACAGGCGCTTGCCAC